CCTCGAGCGTCGGCGTGCCCTCGATCGCTCCTGTCGCCCCCATGAACGCCACCCATACCCGGACCCGCTTGCCCTTGCCCTGCCCGCCGAGCGCCAGCGACACGAGCGACGCAGACCCGGCCAGCTCGAGCTGCAGCGCCGTCGACTGGATCTCCAGCGACTCCTCGATGTCGCTGATGCCGAGCAGCGTGCCGTCGCCGAGCCATGTCTTGCTGTCGTAGGTCACGTTGCGGCCAGCGGTCGTCAGGTACATCGGCGTGTCGAAGTCGATCTGGATCAGCTCGGCCTTCGCGATGCCGTCAGCGTCAGCGAGCGTCTGCTGTCCTGCTGTCAGTGAGCGGGCCATGTCACCACGCCGGAGATTCGAGTAGCGTGACCGGGAACGACGGCGCGTATCCCGGCACGTAATGCGCAGGCACGAACGGTTCCTCTAGACGGAACAGTCCGCGAGGTTTGTCGACCACTACAGCAGCACCGTTTGCAACATCGCCGACCAGCGGCGGAACAAACTGCACACCTGTCATCACGCCTGCGGACGACGTGATATCCGAGACAACCTGCACCAGTTGCGTCGACCCGGTGAGCGCGACCGTGAACATGTCGCCGGCCAGCAGCGTCAAACCTGTGGTCGCGGTGATATTGATCGTCGAGGCGCCTTCGGACGCACTTGCGGCCGTCGTCGTGTTCGCCTGCAACGTACCGCGCGGAAAGGGACGTGCGTGGTGCCACAGAGAGACAACGATATCCGCATCGCTGGCCGCGTTCCAGAATGCCTCGATTGCCGCCATGTCCGCGCGAGTGTGCGGCGTGTAGACAAGCGTGACCGACCACAGCGCGCCGACATGCTCAATCGTTGTGCGCCTGCGGGTCAGCGGGTTCCTGCGCTGCGTCAGGTTGCGCTGCAGATGCCACGTCACCTCAGCCGGCGTAAACACCCTGGTCGCTGGATAGGCGATCGTCGTCATGCCATCGCCCGCCTGCGGCCATCGGCCATCGTCGCGATCGCGACGTTTCTCATCATCACGGCCAGTCGCGCTTCCTGGCTGCGGCTCATCTCGCCGTGGACATTGAAGGTTGGCGCGAAGTGCATCGCCGGCGCGGACCGATCCTGAGCGCGCGCATCTGTCGCCGTCAGCACCCGCTCGCCGCGGTGCAGGATCGCTGGGTAACCGTCATACGGGACATAGTCGAGACCTGTCGCGTGGCTCTTCATGCTCAGGCCACCGCCGATCGCTCCGACCAGCATGTTCGCGAGCGGCTCAGTGACCATCTTGCGCAAGAAGATCCGCTGGATGTCCTGGCCGAGGCCGCGCAGCACGTCAGAGAACTTCTTGCCGCCGATCACGGCATCCTCGAATGCCGACTGGAACGTCAGCCCGAGCTCGCGCGCGTCTTCCGTAGCCTCCTTGGTGTCGTCGCTCAGTGGCCCGATCACGTCGTCCTGCATCCTGCCCTGGACATTTAACTCGGCAGCGATCCCCTGCTCCGGCGTGAGCGCGCCGCCCGCAACGAGCGCCCGGATCTGCTCCAGCTCGCGCAGGTACTTGCGCGTCGGGTCGATCACGTCCTTCCATCGGTCGGCGAGATCACCTATGCGCTGCTCGTCATCGACGAGCATCTGCGCCAGCCACGCCTCGAACTCCTCGCCCTGCTGCTCGATCGCCTGCATACGCTCGAAATCGCGCTGCACGGATGCGTCGATCAGAGACGCCAGCGGGTCGCGCTCGTCGGCAGGCCTCCGGCTCGTTGCATTCGTGCTGGTGATGCGCGGAGCGGCTCCCGGCGCGGACAGCCCGGGCGGCTCGCCGATGCCCGACAGCGTGAGCTGCAGCCGCCGGAGCTGCTCGAGCTTGGCGGTCGTCTCGGCGATCTGGGCGTCCAGCAGCGTCGTGTCGACCGGCCGACCGTAGAAGTCGCGCCCGCCGGCCGCGCGCTCCTTGTTCAGCCCGGCCAGCTTGCGCTCGAAGAACGTGATCTGGTCGGCGATGTTGCCCTTGTCGACGCCAAGCGAGTCGAGGAACCCGAGGCCCGCGGCGCGCGCCGCGAGAAACGCGCTCGTCGTGTCGGCCAGCGCCTGCACCAGCGGCGTGAACAGGCCGATCTTCAACCCCTCCCACGACTTCGACAGCCGGGTCAAGTTGTCGTTGAACGTCTCGGCGGCCTTCGACGCCTTCTCGTCGAACACGACCCCGAGCCGGCGCGCCTCCTCGGCGGTCTCGGCCAACCCGGCCCGCCCCTGGTTCAACAGAGGGATGAGCTTCGCGCCCGCGCGTCCGAAAATCTCGACGGCGAACGCGGACTTCTCCGGTCCGTCCGGGAACTCGGCGAAGCGCTGCGCGATGTCCTTGAGCACTTCGTCGGACGCTCGCAACGACCCGTCGGCGTTCTGCACCGACACGCCGAGATCGTCGAAGATGCGCTTCGCCTCCTTCGAGCCCTGCGCGACGTCAGCCATCTTGGAGGTCAGGCGCGTGAGGCCCGTGGCGAGCTCGTCGGTAGACACGTCCGAGAGTTGCGCGGCGTAGTCAAGCTCGGTCAGCGAGGCCACGCCGACGCCGGTCTGCTGGGCGAGCTTGCCGAACCTGTCCTGCAGGTCCGCGACGTCGCCGACGAGACGCGTCAGGCCACCGACGGTCGCCGCAACGCCGAGACCGGCGAGGCCAGTCTTCAGCGCGCCGAACGCCGAGCTCAGTCCGGCGACGGTGCGCGACGTCTTGCTGGTCATCTCCTCGACGCGCTTGAGACCCGTCTCCAACCCGGCCAACCGGGTGTTGACGTCGATGGTGAGCGCTGCGAATGCCACGTCAGTCTTTCCTCAGATCGTTGCGCAGATGCGCCACCAGGCGCGCTAGCGTTTCAACGTCATCCACGCCCAGGATCTCGGCCACGGTCGGCAGCGCCGACCAGTCGAGCCCTCCCATCAGGTTCCACGCCTCGAGCGCGAGCCGCGCGTCGAGATCCATCGCAGGCGCGTCCGCCCCCTCCGGGTCCGCCTGCCACTCCCGGAGCGCGGTCAGTTTCCCTGCGACTTCTCCAGCCGGGCGCGGTAATCGTTGACCGCCCTGGTGATCGCCTCGCCAAGCGGCTCCCAGATGTCCGGCCGATCCTCGGCCCACATCGCATAGGCGTCGCGGTCGAACGGCACCGGGTCGCCAGATCCGCCGGGGATCAGGTCCGCCTCGGTGACCCCGCGCCAGTCGACGACGCACTCGACGACCACCGTCAGGCTCACCGCGAGCGCAGCGGCGCCACGCCAGCGCGCGATCTGCATCTCGGTGGGACGGCGCACGAGAAACCCGAACCGGCCCACGTCAACCCACTGCTCGCGCGCGGCGAGCATCTTCCTGCGCAGCGCCGCGTCCATCGGTTACGAGGCGTAGTTGATGTACCGCGGGGACTTCACGTTGATCGTGAAGCTGCCGGTGATCGGGCTGTTCACCGACACCGACTCGCCGATCGTCGACGGCGTGCCGGCCCACAGGCGAATCCGCCCACCCTTGGTCGTCGCGCGGAACGCGAGCACCGTCTTGGCGTAGGCCGCCGTCTCGATCGCCGCCTGCGCGGCCGCCGGCGGGTCCGCGAGCAGGTTCACCGTGATCTGCGGCAGCGACAGGATGCCGTCCTCGACCCGGCGCGTGGAGTCGATCAGCGTGGTCATGTCGATCTCCTCGGCCGAGCCGGCGCCGAAGTCCACGCCGGTCGCCTGCGTCACGGTCGTGAACGCGGTGATCTCGGCGACTTCGCCGGAGACGAACGTGCCGAAGTTCGTCGAATTGACCCCCGCGAGTTCGAAGGTTCCGCTCGCCTGATTCGCCACCCGGGCCACGAGATTGTTCACCTCGACCATGCCCTCGACGTCGGTCAGGATCACGATGTCGCCGTTCGCATAGCCGTGCGCCGTCACCGACACGACCGCGGGGTTCGCCTTGGTGATCCCGGTGATGGTTTTCACCGAGTCGATCGTGCTCTGCACTTCCAGCCGGTACTCGCGGCCAACTTCGTTTGCCATTTCGGCCTCCAAAAATGAAAAGACCCGCGTCAAGCGGGTCGGTCATGGTTCCGCGCGAGGCGGCTCAGATCAGGTCCACCAGTCGAACTCCACGGTCAGCCCATAGAGGCCCATTTCCGCGTCGAACGTCGCGTAGCGCGCCTCCGGCGGGACGTTCACCGCCAGCATCGCGGCCTCGATCGCATCGCCCACCGACTCGACGTCGGCCTGCCCCGGCCCCCACGCCTGCACGGCGATCCTCGAGCGCGACAGCGCGGTCGCCGGCGCAAGCGTGTTGATGTACTCGGTTTCGACCCGCGCAAACGCCACCGCCGGCAGCGAGGTGCCCTGCGCGATCGCGCTCGGATAGATGCGATCGGCAACGAGCGCCGCGAGGCCGGCGTGACCGGAGAGCGCGCTGTAGATGTCCGATTCGATGCTCATTTGCGGCGGTTGAACTTGGCGATGGCCGGGATCACTTCGCGCTCGAACGCCTGCACGGCCGCGCCCGACTTGGCCTGCAGCGCGGGCCCAAGAAACGGTCGCTGGATCTTCCGGCCGGCGTCCTGAGCCCGAGCAGCCCGCTTCTTCCAGTTGGCGCCACGCAGCGCCTTGCCGCGGCCGCGCGGAATCCAGCCCTCCTCGAGGAAGCGGAAGTAAAACGGGTCCTGGCGGCCGTCCTTCTTCACCCGGGCCTTCGACGCCTTGACGGTCACGAACACGCCGAGATCGCCGCGCCGACGCGCCAGCCGCGACGACTTGACCACGATCGAGCGCTTGACCGTCCCGGGCAACCGCTGCGGCGTCGGCACCTGCAGGACCGGCGCGCGTGACCTCGCCTCGGCCTGGATCACCCGGCCAGCCGACCGCAGCGCCGACAGCAGCACCTTGCGGCGCATCGAGCGGTCGAGCTCACGCAGCGCGCGGCGCAGATCGTCGACGCCCGTCAGTCGAATGAACTCAGCGGCCATCCCGCACCCCATGCACGCAGTACAGCTCCCACACCTCATGCGCGCCAGCGACGTCCACCGGCGGCGCGATCAGGTCGTGATTCTTCGCACTCCAGACGACCCGATCCTCCTCGGTGATCGTGATGTCCGTCCGGTAGAGGATGCGGAACATCACGTCGGCGCGTGCCTGCTCGCCGCCGGCAGCGAAGAACTCGCGGCCCCGCGTCGGGTGCGCCTCGGCCCAGACGGTGGCGAGCGTCGACCACGTCTCGATCTCCTCGCCGATCGCGTTTCGGGCGATCGACTTGCGCTCGATCGTGATGCGCTGGTCCCTGCGGCCTGCAGCCTGCATCAGACGCCCCAGATACGGTAGCGATCGAGCAGCCTGTCGGCGAACGGGCTCGGAAGCGCCGGCCTGTCCGAGTCGGCCTCGCGCGTGCGGTACAGCGTGCCGATTCGCAGCAGCATCCACGACCGGATTGCCTGGGGACAAGTTGTGTACCCGGCGACATAGGTGACCACGACCGCGTTCGCCTCGTTTCGTGTGTCCGGCCAATCCACGCCATAGGCCGGAACAACCCAGCTCGGCTCCTGCTCGTCATCCAGGTAGTAACTCGCACCGGCCAGCGCCTGGGTGACGCCATCGGCGTCGACGTACTCGATCGACAAGATTGACGTTACAGGCGGACGAGGAAGTTCGATCCCGTCAGCCGGAAACGCATCCAGCGACAAGCTCAGCGTCTGCTGGCCAATCGAACGCTCCAACAGATGCTCGCATTCCTCGCGAGCCGCACTGATCAAAGCCGTTATCAAATCGTCGTCTGACGAATGATCGACGCGCAGATGCACCTTGGCCTCGGCGAGCGAGACAACCTCAGTCGCAACCGGCGTCACAACTTTCAATCCCATGCTCTACCCCGTCTGCCGCGGACGACCGCGACTTGTTTGTACTGGCCGTGTCGACGCCGCCTGGCGCGGACGATCACCCGATTGTCGTTCCGCACTGCGCCAATCAGCGCTGCGAGCGCCGAACCCGGCACTTACCCACGCCCCAATCGTCCCGGCGCTCACTGTGACCGCAGTTCCAGTGAGCGCCACAGATCCACCGCCAACCGCAGCGACGATGCCCGCCAGCCCCGCCACCTCGATCCCGGTCAGCCCGAGATCCACGTACCCGCCGACCGTGCCGGCCGCAGTCGTCGCAGCCGCACCGCTCAGGCCGATCGCAGCGCCGGCACCGAGCGAGCCCGCAGAGCACGTCGCCGTCTCGCCGGTCAGCTCGACAGAGACGTTCTCGCCGATGCTGACGCCGAGCGTTCCGGCGGCCGTCGCAACCTCATCTCCGGTCAGTTCAACCGAAACATCCGGCGCGACCGTCCCGGCGCTGGCCGTCGCCGCGCTCCCGGTCAGGCTGACCGAGTCGTCCGTGACCGCCGCTAGCGTCCCCGTCGTCGACTCGACCTCGCTGCCGGTCAGCGCAACCGTCGCACCAGGCGCGAGCGTTCCAGACGCTGATTCGACCTCGCTGCCGACCAGCGCCGCCGACGGACTGGCGACGATCGTTCCGGCGGCTGCCGTTGTTTCGGACCCCGCGATCGCGCGCGTCGAGCCCGCCGTGAGCGCGCCGGCGGCAGTCGTCGATTCCGACCCTGCGAGATCTGCGGACCGCTCGACCGCGAGACTGCCGGCGCTCGCCGTGACCTCCGCGCCCGTCAGCTCGGCGATCGTCTCGCTGCCAGGCGTGAGCGTGCCTGCGGCAGTTTCGACCTCCGAGCCGCTGATCGCGACCGTCCGCGTGCTGGCAACAGACCCGGCCGATACCGTCGCCGCAGACCCCGTCAGTGCTGCCGTCTGTACCGGAGCAAGCGTGCCGGCGCTGGCCGTGACCTCGGCACCGGTGAGTGCCGCGCTGTACTCTGCAAGCGGCGAGAGAGTCCCTGCGCTCGCCGTGACCGCAGATCCGGTGATCGCCTGGTCGTGCGCGACCCCGACTGTACCGGCGCTCGTCGTCGAGCCGGACCCGGTGAGCGCGGCCGTGACTGCACTCGCCGCACTAACGACCACCGCGCAGGCCGAGCTATACCCGCTCGACCCGGTGTAGTAGAACGCGCCAACACTAGCTTTGTACGCAACGCCCTGCCCGGCGCTGTTGTACTGCGCAGACCTGATCTGCGTCTGCGAAGAATCCGTAACTGTCGGGTTAGCAGCGTAGTCGTAGCAGCAACCGATCATCAGGTCGCCACTGGCGGCCGTCATGCCGGTTATGTCTACGTTGTTGCTGCCACTGCTCCCCGACGACTTGATCGGGGTCGTGTTGTCGTTGCCCTTGCAATAAACAAGGGTGTAATGCATCCCCTCGTCGGGGGTTGCGCCAAGCGTGCCGCTGAGTGTTTGCGCCCCTGTAGATGGATTAAGAAGCCGCCCGATCCATGTATGCCCGTTATTTGTTTGATTGTCTGTATCTACTACGTTCGTGAACGACGAACCGTTAATAGACAGTACGGACGGATTGAACCAGTTAGTAGACCCATCGAAACCAGTCGCGCACAGTACGATGAGCGTGCAGTCGGCAGGAACCGTGATCGAACTACTGACGCTCGTATCGGCGTCAGTGACCGTCTGAGCGCTGATGTAACTGACTGCCACACCGAATTACCCAATTGTCGCAACGAATACGTCAGCCTGGGCGCGGAACCCGGCAAGTTGTGCCGTCGTGAACGTCAACGCCGTTTCATACCCTGCTTGGTTCACCGTCGTGACTAGAACAGCTTGTGATCCGGCATCCCTCGGGAAGTTCGTAAAGACCCAGTTGCGCAGCGTCACCGCAGAATCACGCATAGCAACGAACTCCGCAGCAACATCCATCGCATCGTCTCCGAACTGCGACCGAATGTGTGCAATCAACGCATCACGATCAACCTGCGGAAGATTGATCGCAGCATTGAAGTAGCCGATAGCCTCGTCTAGCATTCTTTGCAGGTTGATTAACTCCTGCCGCTCGACCGGGCCGGCCAGTGAACGTGCGCGAACGTCATTAACAATAAACTTGATACGCTCGGCAGTACAGTTGATTTTCTGGAACCTGTCCGCGAGCGTTTGCTTTGATGCCGGCCATGCCATGGCTTACCTCACATCGAACACATGAACCAGCGGATGCACCCCGTCCTGGCCACGGCAGTACACGTAGATTCGATTCGCAGCGTGGTCGATGTCGACACCTCGAATCGTCCACTTACCAACCGAGCCAACAGAAAACAGGTCCGTGATATCCCATACCCCGTACGGCTGCACGCGCTGCTGCCCGCCAACCTTCGCGGCAATCAGTTCGTCCGCCATGTACGCCCATACGAATTGCCGATAAGGCGGAGCCTCGGGCGGGTAGGAATAGGCTCCGATGCCGTGCGAGCCGATGAACAACACCGACTTCGTGCCGCTCGGGATCACCGCT